CAGCGCCATGCAAAGCCCTTCGACCTCCGACAGCTCTATCGTGTCGGCCTTGTGCCGCAGCGAGTCAATCAGATCGGCAAACTGTGCCCCCGTCGGATAGCATCCTGTGCCGAACCACTTTTTTAACTGTGTAGTTGTCTGTATCGCCATTGTTTATTGATTTATTTGGTTCTCATGATATATGCCATGACATAATAGGGCGGCCTGTTCTCGTGGGCCTCTCCGCCTCCGGCCGACTGCGTGCTCCGGCCCGCGGCATTCAGTCCGTAATTAGTCGTCATGTTCGGCGACGCGTCAGCACCACCCGATCGCCATGTCCCCGACCCCTGAGCCGGGATCATAAAAGCATGGCTGTGCGCCGGAAGCGTCTGTTCGGTCAGCGTAACTTTCTCCCGGCCTCCGGCTTTGCCGACTGTGCTGTAGTCACCATCGCCACCGCCGAGTCCGACAACAAACCGGGCGCGCAGATCCGGCACCCTGAAATACCCCTCGCGCGTGACATAGTTCCAACCTCCGGCGCTCGGCGCACTGTCGAACGTCGGCCCCAGAACAGCCCAAAGCTCAGGGTATTCGTCCTGTTTCAGCTCGCGCCCGTCGCAGAGAACATAGCCCTCCGGCGGTTCGTTGCCAGCCCATATCTCTACAACGCCAAGGGGAGTGCCTTGCCTGACCTTCTCGCGCAGCTCGGTGTTCTCCGCCATAAGTTCCTTAACGCTCTTAAGCTCCGTGAAATCGTTCCAACTGAAATTTTCCTCTCCGACTCCCGGACAAAGACGTCGGCGTGTATAGGCCCGGGGATATTCCGCGTCCGGCGCGCTGACCTTGACATCCTCCTTGTCGAGATACATTCCCCGACTTGTCAGGCCCCCCGTCCACTCCAGAATCTCACCCGCAGGATAGTCCTTAGTCCTGACGAAAACCCATCCCGGTTCGCGTCCCAGTGTGTTTATACGTCTGCATCCGCTGAGAATTATCCTGTCACCGCCGATATTGCCCAGAATGGCGGCTATCTCGGCCTGTTGCTGCAGGTATTCAAGCCCCTCGCAGTCAAGCGGGAAATCCTTGTTTGGCTGGTTCAGATAATTACCCGTATACCTCTCAAGCTGTTTTCCTGTATATATCTCAACTGTGTCCATTGTCATTCTTCTCTTTTATGGTTATTCTCATTTATAGTTTATAGCATAGCGCTTGCCTGCCGGTTTATACATATTGATGACCGCCCGAAGCCGCGTCTCCGTAGCCCGGTTGTTCAGCTCTACGGGGATTCCTACCCAGAAGTCATAACCCCGGAGCTCCGAATAGCCCTCCCGGCGAAGTCTGAAAACGCCCTGTCCGCGACGGCATATCTTTACCTCCCGACCTGTCTCACGTTGCCACACGACCCCGGAATCTGCTGTGCCCGACGCCTCCCCCTGCCAGTCTTCTATAGTGATCCGGCTCAGACGTGGATCAAAAATATCGTTCAGCGCCCCGCGCAGCTTACACACCTGTCCGTTGTGCCCGAGCCTGTAAGCCGTCTCATGTCGGAAACCCCACAGCTCCCGGACAAGCCTGTTCAGCGGCTTCACTCCTGCGTAGATCAGCGCTCCGGCTACAGGACGGCGCAGCCATGTCGGAAGCGTCAGCAGAGCCAGACGCCTCATATTGACCCTGTATATATTATCACTGCTGCTCATCATAGGCCTTCATATTTATAGTGATTTCACCCGCCTTGAAATATCCCGCGGCCGGAGTCAGACGCGCGTTGATAGTCCGCGCCGTCAGCTCCCCCGCCACCCGCGCCGAACTTCCCAGCAGCTCCACGACCCTGACGCCTGCGACTGTCTGCAACGCGTCGACAAGCGCCATATTGGTATATTCGCCGTTAAAAGGCAGATTCCTGATATATTCATTTATAGCCGATAGGCACGACTCTTTTACGCCTCCCGGATCAAGCATCGCGTTATAATAGATGTCTACCGTGCAGTTGAACGTGTCAGGCTCCATGTTGACAAGCGAGACCCTGACCCCCGCGTCCTTAACCTCCGATAGATAGGCACGGAGCTGTCGCTCATGAGCGGCGATCAGGGGGCACCGTGAGCCGGGCTCCCCTCCGGCAACCTTAATCGTCAGAACACTCGTGTCAGCGCTCTCTGTCGCTACGGCGTGTCTGACAACCCGCGCCTTCTCGATCTCGTCCTCGCTCATCCCAGACGTGTCATATCGGTCGCTGTCCTCCATCAGTTCCATATCGGCCATGAAAGCCAGCGCCTTGTCGCGATACCACTTCGCCCGGTGTGGCATCAGCCTGTCAAGCTCAGCCTCAACCTCCGCCCGGTGTCGCCCGACGAGCTGCTCAAGAACCCACGCGCCGACGGCCCAGGTATAGAACAGAATATTCTCTACGCTCGCCGCAGAAAAATGTTCAGAAAACGCGCTCCCGGCCCTGAAACCGTAACGCTCGGCCGCCTGCTCGTTCCTCATGAACTCCGCTGCGATCTCTTCCTTGATCTCTTTTATGCTTCGTGCCATATCTTTTACCGTTATTTAAAAACCGTTTAAACAATCTCGAAATCAATCTCGATCCCCATTTCGCCGATACCCCCGTATGGACACCGCGCTATATCTTCCGCGCTCGCCTCGGTCGCCGGTCTGACACGGTCATCACTAAAGCGCGACAAAACCCTGTGGTCAACGTTCTCAGTCACATCTGCCATATAATGCTGCCCGTGAATGACGGTTCCTGTGGGCGAAAGTGAGTTAAGAGCACAAAACTCTATCAGACACTCAATTGTTCCCCCGCATATCATGGCAAGGTCAAGAACGCTTGCGCGGTCATATCCTGTAATTGTCGCTGTCATATCGTGATCTTCAGTTTTCCGTCTCTGACTTCTACGTTTCTGACGTCATGGCCCATTGCCCGACACATATTTTTCAATCGGTTTGGCCAGAATCTCAAAACATTTCCATGAAACATTCTGGGCAGCTCGCCTCCTATGAGAGGGAATTCCTTGTACTCTCCACGCGCCGACAGTGTGATTTGCTCCACACATTGCAGTGTGTTATCACCAAGGGCTACAGACCCTCCGTGAATATCAATGTCGCCCGTTTCCCGATCTATCAGAATTGCGTTTGCCATTATCAATATTCTGTAGATGAAATAATATAGTCATCATCGCTTAGCGCGCTGATCTCAATTACCTGTCGGTTTGAATAGGTCTGCTGCTTTACCGAAAAGCCCGTTACCACAATATGGGAAATCCCGAACATATCGAGAAACGCCGAGCTGACTTCCAGAGCCTCCGGCCTTTCCATTATCTCGCGTAATTGGCTGACCGCCTTTTCCGGGTATTGGTCTATTATCTCATTCTTGCCGTCCACCGAAACGATGCCGACCGTCATGCTTAACTGATAATCGCCATCAGTAATATATTCTTTTATAGTTCCTTTTCGTCCGACGAGCGCAGTTTTTACGATCTCCTTCTGTAAGGCAACATTTATAACTATGTCGTTTATTGTCAATATTCCTTCTCCGGGAACATTTATCTGTAAATCGGTAAGGACATATCGCCCGAGCCAGTAGTCGCCGTTTCCGTTCCACCTTTCCTCACTGGCGTTTATCGGCGTGTATTCTCCCGTTCTTTTGGTAGGTATCGAGTATCCGGGAAGTGTGGCGAGCTTGTAGTCCTCCTGCTTCATAGCGTCGCGGTCTTTGTTTAGCCGAAGACGGTACGCAAGGCCCTTGGCCTGTATCGCCGCACCGGCGGCAACAAAACGAGCGTTTACTATGTCGAATGTATAATTCTGCATGGTGATATTATAAAGCGTAGTTGGCGTCGTTGACAGCCGAAAGCAATGCCTCGGCAACAGCGTCCTTTATGCGCTCCTTGCTTTCGTTGAGATTGTTTGTGGTGATGGTAAACTTGTCGATAAGTCTGTCGATAGTGATATTGATGTTCTTGACACGGTCGGTTTCTTTGGAAGCGCCGCCACCGACCCCACCGAGGGCGCTCCCGATGGGTGATGCGCCGCCGCCGTTGTCGGAACCGCCGTCAATGTTACCACCGCCTGCACCACCGGGATTGTCAACGGGCTGTTCGGGATGATCCGCAGCCCATGAGCGGCCGGCGGCCTCGCGGCCAAGACGGGCGATCTTGTCAAAATTCAGTTTCGAGGCTATCCAGTTGTATCTGTCGATAAACCAATTTATGAGGGCGTGGAACTTGTCGCGCACCCAGTCGATGATTCTGCCGAAGAATCCCTTTATTGCGTTGGCAACATTCTTGAACGCTGTCGCAAGAGGCTTGCAGATTGCACTGACTTTCGCAATTACGGCGTTGACTACATTGACCACAAAATTGCGGACAGCCATGATCCACGAGCGGATCTTATTGACAACGGCCATGAAGATATTGGCCACCCTCTGAGCCATAGCCTTGATGCTGTTCCACACACCGACGGCAAACTCCGCTATCCTTTGGGCTATGCCGGAGATTAGTCCCCATGCATATGAGAATAATGCCTTAATGCCCTCCCATGCCGTAAAGACGGCCACTCGAAACTCATAACACTTATCCCATAACTGTTGTATTACGGCAATGACAACGGTGATTGCGGCGGCTATCCATCCCACGATCGGGATGTTCATAATCGCCACGCCTATCGAGCGGCACACGTTGGTCGCCACGGCCTTGAACGCGAGCCAATAACCGCCGGAGGCAGTAACGGAGGCGTTCATAATTACCAGCCCAGCGCAGACGTTGCGTATCGAGGAAACTACGCCCGAAAAAGCGCCTTTGAAGTTGACACTTCTCAGAAAGATTATGGCCTTGGCCGCGCCCCAGATCAGAGGCACAAGCTGTGACAGCGGCATCAGTGCGCCCAATACCACCTGCGTCCATATCCCGAGATCGCCGCAGCAATTGAAAATTGAAATTTTGAAATCGTCGAACCGGGCCTGAACGCGGGCGAGGCGCTCGTTATAGGTCGCCATCACGATGTCCGCCTGGTCGATGGCGGTTGTCGTGCCTGTGATTGCCTCCGTCCATTGCTGAACCTTGGGGACGCCCTGCACAAGCGCCATTGCGGCGGCAGAGTTCTCCTTGCCGAACAGCTTGCTGAACAGCGCGTCGTCGGCCATTACGGGCTTAAGGACTTCGAGGCGCTCCGCGAGTGATTTGGACTTGTCGGTTAGATTGTTGACGCTAATCCCGGCGGCGGCGAGTTCCTCGCGCACGTCCTTGGGAAGAAAACGGCCTTGCGCGAGTGTTGACATGACGTTGCGCAGGGCCACACCGCCCTCGGATCCTTTCTTGCCCGCCTTGTCGAGCACCTGAATGGCGGCGTTCGTTTCCTCAAACGATACTCCGGCGGCTTTCGCGGCCATACCGCATTGTTCGAGGGCGACCTTGATGGCGGGCAGCTCTGCGGAACCCTCGCGGGCGGCAGCGGCCATTGTGTTCATCATCTCCCACATTCGGTCAGACGCCGCCATCGGGTCGTCGAGCGATACCCCGTATTGGTTCATGGCCGTAGTCAGAACCTCGGCAGCGGCAGTCGCGTCGCCGCCCATCATCTTGCTAAGGGTGGCTACGTTTTTGCCCATGTTGTTGAGCGCCTCGCTGTTTTTGGTCAGTTCCGGCGAAAGCTGCGAGAGCAGTAGCTTATAGGAGTTGACGGCGCCCGCCGCTGATACGCCGAACTCCTTGGCCGACGAGCGGGCGTATTTCTCCAACGTCGCATATTCCTCGGAGGTAACGCCCGCAATGGCTTCCAGTTCGGCGAGCTGCGATTCGAGCTGCGCGCCCGGAGCAAGCGTCTCGTTCATCGCCTGACCCAGGTTCTGAACGTATTGCGTGAGCTGATTGAACGCCAATATCTTTCCCTCGAACGTATCCCACAGCGACGTGGTCGCACGTAGATTCCTCTGGAGGTTCTCGACCCCTCCCGAAATCTCGGCGACCACGGCATTGCAGTTGCCGCTTATGTTGAATGCATAATTGAAATTGTAGTTGCTCATTCACAGCGGTTCCTTATTCTTCAGGTGAGAATAGTCTGGCGAGTATTCTTGCGGTATTTTCGAGACGGAAGTTCTCAACCCATACAGCTTGTTGGAAAAGCATAGCCCATTGCTCGTCGTCAAGCATGTTTGGATCTATATGGAAATTGGCCCGGATCAAGGCGCATCCTTTGGCTATCTCCCCGGGGTCGTTTTCCTCCACGCCCCCGGAGAGTTGGTGCGCCTCTACAAGTTTTTTAGCTTAGAGACACACTTGCCGAAGATGTTCTGCAGCTCGCCGACGGCCTGCAGCTTGTAGACGGCATCGGTCTTCATCATTGCCGAGCCGCCGAGCCAGCAGTTGTCGAACATCACCTCTGCGGCCTTTACGTCGTTGCTCTTGGCAGTGGCCGAGAACGCCTGCATAGTCTTCATGTCAGGGCGGCGGAAGTAACCACGGTGAAGCTCCCCGAATTCCTGATCGGCCACCTCGATTTCCACAACGCGCCCGTGTCTGGTTTTCAATGCCGAAAGCTGATCTTCGGTCATGTCGCCGTTGATGATTTTGTAGCCGGAGGTGTCGATCTCGATTGTCATGTTTTCCTGATTCATGTTTTGCGGTTTTGTGCCGGGTCGGGGCGGTTCTCTCTCCTTGCTCCTGCCCCGGCGGGTTATTGATTTTTGTTTTAGCGTGTGGCCTTTAGGTCACACACCGTCAGGCTTGCCATATTCGATATGGCTCGGAAGCAGCGGCAGCTCCACCTGTTGGTTCATGTCCCCCTCCTTCCAGTCGCGCACGTTCTCGGTAAACTCGCAGTTGCGGATCTTGTCAACCACGATCACTCCGTTGGGCGGCAGATACGCCACCTCGATGTCAAACGGCGCGATGTCCTGAAGTCGCCCCGTCGGCGAGTTGCGGCTGATGGCCACCACCTCGCTCATATAGAGCGTGATTTTTGCCTCGGGGGTGATGCGCCCACGGCTGCGGCTCACCGGGTGGCGTCCCGAGCCGTAGTTGTTCTGTTTGTCCTGCTTATCGGAGTAACTGATGGCGACGATGCCCGTGACGGGCACACCGTTGATGCAGGTCTTGATGTCGCCCCACGAATACTCTTCGCCGTTGATCAGGGGCACTCCGTTATAGGCTGCGTCTATTGCGTTCATTACTTTGGTCGGTTAGTTGGTTAGACACCTGCGGCGTAGCCGATCTCAAGATCGAGATTGCGCATCACGCCGACAGGAACATTCTTGATAACTCCGCGCACACGCGACGTCGAAAGTATGTTCTGGTCGGGGTCGATGTAGAATCTGTAGCCGCTCAGCTCACCGTCGCGCTCCATCTCTTCAAGAGCCTTGTTGCCTGTGGTGATAAGATGCTCCACGGTGGTGCGCTCCAGTTTCCCGGTGCTTGCGTCCGCTTTCATAGGTCGGCCGAGTTTCGGCAGAAGGTAGCTGCGGATTGCGCGAACTGCCTTGTCCATAGTGCGCACGTCACTGATGTAGGCATAATCACTCGTCGGAAGATCGAGGGTGTGGTTGTCGTTGAAGAATGTTCCCGCGAATCCCTCATAGGTGCGACAGAAGATGAAACGGTCTGCGTCAAGTTCCTCTATGGTGGCTGTGTCGAGATCGCGGTATCTGGTGCCGTCGCCGAAAGCCGCCACCGCTATGTTTGTCGGGAACTGCTCCACCCACGCGATGCTCTGATGCACTTTGGCCTTACTGACCGCACCGAGCAGATCGCCCAGAGCCGACACGCTCGCCTTGGCTGCGTTCGCCGCGTCGCTGTATAGAGCTGCGGCAACCCCCTCACCATCCTGCGCGATGACAACCGACACATTCTTGCGACCTGCCTTGGCATAACTCTCAAGTTGTGTCACATCCGTCACCTTGGGTGCATAGAGTATCGACAGCGGCTTGTTCTGCGCCTCGAGAGTTGTGGCCACGGATTGCAGGGAGTTGACGATAGTCTCGCTCAGCTCCGCCGCGCCGTTCCATACGCCAACCTGACGCAGACGACCTCCGACGAAACTCTGGAGCTGCTTGATCTCTGAGAATGCGTTTGCGCCCGCTGCGGGCTTAAAGATCCCCACATAGAGGCTCACGCCCGGGTTCATGTTGAAGATTGACGCGAGGGTGTAGTGCAGCACCTTGGTTTCCCATGCCTCAGCGTCGGCGGTGATGCCCAGCTTCTCGGCGGTCTCTATCGTCGAGATCGCGTGAATGCGTTCCGTGTCGGTGAATCCCTTCACGCCCTCGTCGGCCACGGGAAGTGTCGCCGAATAGAACACAAGGCCGCTGATATGGTCTTCGCCCGCGAGCGACCGCACCAGATTGCCGTTGGTTCGGGTTATGGTAAGGTTCTGCATTATGCCTCGACGTTTTCGGGTTCGTTATTGATGGGTTCCCCCGTCAGTTCGTCTACCTCCGGCTCGTTGTCGGCGCGTTCCGACACGTCGGCTTTGCTCGCCTTGCTCGCCGCTACTGCGGCCTTTAGTGCGGCGATCCCGCGTTTGGTACTGAACACTTCGCGGTTCTGCAGCGAGTTTGCATGGTTCTGAGCGTCGTTGCGGGTGTAGAACGCGGCGCCGTCAGAGGTAACGTGTACCTCGTTGATGCCGGGGTTCTGTTTCAGAACGTCGGCGGCTATCTTTTCGGCGGCTTTAGAGGCCACGGTGGCCGGGGCGTTTTTTGCGGTTTCTTTTTTCTTTGCCATTGGTGTATGGGTTAATTGTTCTTTTGTCTGTGGATAATCGCTTTGACAACGGCAGCTGACAGCCATAGAAAGAAACAGGCCATTATCAGTCCGGCGAGTATTCCGGCTATCGCGGTGCCGACCGGCGTACCGCGTTTCACCCTGCTCTGGGTCATGCTGTTCCCCGAAGCCGTTGCATTGCTTTTTGTCGTCGTATTATCGTCGGCTGTTACCGTAGTCCTGATGTCGGCTGAGGCACTGTCGCACTTTGCAAGAGCTGTCTTTACCCGGCTGTCGCTCCGGCTTCTGGCTTCATGCCTCTCTCGGATCAGGCTCATAAGCGGTGGCGTGCCTGTAGCACTGTCCGGCGGCTGTGTCGTGTCGAAAATCTCGGTTACGCGCTCGGTCGATTCGTCCCGATCCTCCACTCTGAGCAGCCATGCGGCGAGCCATTCATTCAGATGAAGCTCGGTCGCTATCGACATGCTGTCCGTCCGGTGGGTGTCCGTCGAGGTCGTTTGCGACTGCGACAAGCGCGTTTGTGACTGTGACTCCGATGCTGTCCTTTTTTGCGTGGCGCAACTCGTGGCTGACAGGACAATTGACAGCGTGAGGGCAAGAATTGACTTTTTCAATCGCATTAGTGAGAATGTCTACTTTTTCCTGCAACTGAACCATATCCTTGCGCAGCGGCTCGACCACCAGTTCCATTATCATCTGTATGGCCTTTTTGTCGTTGTCGAGCTCATGCCCGCGCACATCAGAGAGTGTTTTCTGAACGTCGGCGCGGAGCTGATCTACCTCGGCTTTATGCTTTGATCTGAGAAAAATGGCCGTCAGCAGTGCCGAGAGCGGCGCGGTGATGATCGCCACCACTGCGGCAAGGATTGTTTCAGTCATTCGTTATTATTGTTTTATTCCGATCTCTTTGAGCCACGCCGATACTTCGAAACTCGGACACGCTTTCATCCACTCGAAAGGTTCGATGATGCCGTTGCCGTTACGGTCAGGGCTGAGGTCGCGGTGACCTATGATTTTCACGTCGGGATGCCGGGTGTGGAAGTCACGCACATATTTTGCCATCGCGCTTTTTTGCGCTGCCGTGCGTGTGTCCTTTGGCCTCATGTTCCTGTCGCATCCACCTGCATAGGCGATATGTCGGCTGACGCTGTTATATCCGGCTGCGCCGTTGGTGACCTCCCATGGGTCAACCATCGCGTCTTCGTTGTTGTCGACGAGGCGTTCGATTCGTCCGTCGAGCCTGATGAGGTCGGTATAGCCCGGCTGTTTCCACCCGCGACCGCCCGCCGATTTGGGCGCGGTGTGCATCCGTCGGATGTCGGCTGCTGTCACGTCGCGCCCCTCGGGAGTGGCGGTACAGTGGATAACGAGATATTTAAGTGCTTTTTTCATTTATGTAGGGATAGCTGTTATCAGCCGTTGCCACCCTGAGCGGGTGCGGCAGGTTTGGGTGCGCTGACGATGGCGCCCAGGCCCTCGGCCTTCTTGGGAAGGCACAGTGTGTAGGTGCGCATGGAGAAGAGGTTCTCCTGTGTGGTGGGATTGCTTGCCGCCTCCTGCAGATAGGTCTTGGTCGAGCCGTTGGCCTTCATGGTGCGTTTGAGCGAGAACGCCACGGAGCTCTGACGGTCGGTCGTCGTGGGGATGGCGCCGTAGGACAGTTTCTTCTTTGTCGTTGTGTTGAAGTAGGGGCAGGCGTTAAACTCGTAGACCTCGAAGCCGTAGAGGCGGGAGATTGCACCGCTCTCATAGTTGTAGTACTGTGCCGCAAACTTCTGATCCTGTTCAAGAAGGTCGGCCACATGGTCGGCGCAGAGAACGAGAATGCGTCCCTCGGCGGGTACCTTTGCCTTGTCGAATGCCTTCTTGAGCGCGATGATGTCGGAGCGGGTCAGTCGCAGGCGGTCGTCCACGACCTCGCCGGTGGTGAGCAGCACCGGGGTCGCCGTCTTGTTCTCGGCGGGTGCGATCGAGTGGATTGCACGGTTGAATTTTGTCTCCAAGAATGCCTCTTTGTGGCGTTCCACCACCGAGGCCATCTTGTCATAGCCCAGGGCATGGAGTTCGTCGTCGGTCACTCGGGTCGGCTTGGTCTGGAATTTGTCGAGCCTCACGGCGATGTCCCCGTCCTCCAGTGTCTCGATCTCGAGGGGATAGGTCGTGTTGTTCACAAGCACCTCGGGGTCGGCGCCGATGTCCACCATGTGGATGGTGTCTTTTTCAACATATTGGTCATAGCTTTGGATCTTGTTGTACCAGCCTACAGCGGCCTCGGCGGCGCGGAACGCCTTTACAAGTTCCCCCGTCCACACCTCGGGGTATAGCCCGGCGCGGAGTGCGCCCGCAGGGGCGAGTCCGCCCATGAGCGACGTGCCGATGGCGATGGAGTCGAGTGTGAGTGCCCCGACCGCGGGTGTCACTCCCACCGTTGCGCCAAGGGTCGCGCCCATAACGCTTGTGGCCGTAAGACCGATAATCATGCCCATAAGGGCGAGAAGAAATCTTTTCATTCGTCTGTCTGATATTTGTTGATGTTATTTGTTGGTTGCGGGTCAGAATTCCGGGGCGAAGCCGAAGTGTTCGCGGTATAGGCGCACATATTCTTCGCGATTGTTGTCGCGCAGATCGGCGAGTTGGTCTGCTGTGGCTGTCGCCCATGTCAGCTTTACATTGGTTGCGGTTCCCGCACTGCCGACGGTCTTCACGAGGTCGAGGGGTTTCTGTGCCGGGGTCATGTCGGCGAAAAGAGCGTTTAGGCTGTCAAGGCCGATCTGCTTGCCCAGATTGAGATACTTGTCTTTCTTGTCGGCGGTGATGCGCTTCTCCTTGATGGCCCTATCTACCGAATCGGTAATGCGGGCGAGCGTCATCGTAGCTTTTTCTTCCTGCAGTCTGCCGATGGCGGCAACCGCTTCGTCTTCGGTCGCGCCGGTCGCGAGGCCGAGTTTCAAAAGAATTTTTTCCATGTTCTTTTTTTGATTGTTGTTTTGGGGTTGTTTTTTGGGATCTTTCGGGGTCGACAATGACAACAGCGGCAGATGGCTGTTTTCCTCTCCGGCGGCGAGAGTGAGCAGCTTCCCCTCATGATAGAGACCCACCTGCAGCGCGTCGTCATTAGCTCCGATGTCGACCACCGACACCTCTATCAGTTTGCTTTTCGTGATTGTCGGCCTTGTCTGTCCGGCCACGAGCAGCTTGGGATCCTCGCTCCATTCAATGATGTCAAGCCCGGCGCTCAGCATACGCAAGGTGCCGCGATCCCACTTTTTTGAGATGTTGCGTTCGTCTTCAGTGTCGTCGTCAAATTTCGGGGTGCCGTATAGTATGCCGTTCTCCACCCGAAGATTAGTCATTATGCCTATGGGCATATCCTCTTTGCGCCCGCGTCGGTGCATAAAGAGGACAATCGGATTTTTCTCGTACTGCGTGAGGTCTATGCCTGCTGTCAGCACTCGCGAGCCGTAGCTGTTTATCCGCTCGGTCGATATTATCGCTTCTTTCATATTGTTGTGATGTCAGAAAAAAATGTCGGCGCAGCTGTGTGGCACTTCAACCTGTTGAAAACCCTGTGCCGCTGCGCCGACGGCGTCGCAGAAAGGGGGTTGTGGCGGAGGCCGGATTCGAACCGTGCGACCTCGAGGGAATGAACCTCGCGAGCTACCGGGCTGCTCTACTCCGCGATATGGATGTCGACGGCAAAGTTCGCCCGGCTTTATCCCTCTGCAAAACAGAGTGTAAAAACTTTACACTCCATTTTCTCTCGCCGTCGTTTTAGGCCAATTTTGCACCGTCAAATCACATTAAAAACCATTTCAAATAATTTCGCTATGAATGGCAAACAAGATTTCATCAGATAAAAAGGAATTCGCCGAGGCCCTTTTCATGCAGGGTATGCCTCAGAACTCCATCGCCGAAAAAGTCGGTGTGTCCGCCAATACTATCGGCAAATGGGCCAAGGATGGCTGCTGGGCCGAGAAACGCGCGGCCCAGACTCTCACCCGAAAGGAAGTTGTCAATAACGTTCTCCGCTCCCTTAATAAGTTAGCCGAAAAGCTCGGCGAGGCCGAACTTAAGGAAGTGGGTGGTCTTGCCGATCAGATAGCCAAGCTTTCGGCTACCATCTCAAAACTCGATAAAGAGGCCTCCGTCGTTGACTTCATCGAGTGCTTCATGGCCTTTGGCCGTTGGCTCGAATATCAGGCCGAGACTGACCCCGCAATCACGGCCGAGTTCCGAATGATGGTCAACAAGTATCAGAACAAATATATCCTCGAACTTCTTGGAAGCAAAATAGCGGCATAATCGCAGCGTATGGCCAGACACACGGCAAAAGATCGCAAGGAAGCGATTGAACAGTGGAAGCAATGGTGCGAGACGGTGCAGACGCGCTCCGTCGTAGCGGTCAGGGAGACTCCCGCACAGAAGGAGAAACGCATTGCGTGGCTTCTCGCGGACTATGGCCGTTTCTTCAATTACTATCTCGCGCATTATTGCAACGACGAGGAAACCGGCAAACATACCGACTGCGCTCCGTTTCAGATCAAGGCCGCCCATACCCTCCGTGATCATGACAATATCCAGTATGCCGCCCGGTGGGCGCGCGGCCATGCCAAATCAGTCCATTTCGATGTCGGCATCCCGCTATATCTGAAAGCTCTGCGCAAGCTCCATCTGATGGTGCTTGTCGGAAAGAGCAAGGAAAATGCCGAGACTCTTTTGGGCGACATTCAGGCCGAGTTCGAGTTCAACCAACGCTATATATCAGATTTCGGCACTCAGAAGGTCGTCGGATCGTGGGAAACAGGAAAGTTCGTCACCGCCGACGGCAGGGCATTCTTCGCCCGGGGTCGCGGTCAGTCACCTCGCGGTCTCCGCTATAAACGCTATCGTCCCGACTATGTCGTTATCGACGATCTCGACGACGATGAGCTTGTCAATAATCCCGACCGTGTCAATCGTCTGACAAAATGGGTCAAGGAGGCCCTTTTCGGCACCCTCGACGGTGGCCGTGGCCGTTTCTGTATGGTCGGCAACCTTATCGGAAAAAATTCTGTCCTCGCCAATTTCATGGCTTCCGAAGGCGTCGTGGTCTCCAAGGTCAACGCTATCGACCGTAACGGCAAACCCTCCTGGGCGGCTAAATGGACTATTGAAGAAATCCGTAAACAAGAGGCTTTCATGGGGTATATCTCGTTCCAGCGCGAGATGATGAACAATCCCATTACCGAGGGATCGATCTTTCGCAACGACTGGATCCGTTGGTGCAAGCCTCTTAAACTCGCCCGCTATGACTATCTCGTATGCTACTGCGACCCCTCGTTCAAGTCCACTACCCGAAACGACTACAAGGCCATCAAGCTTTGGGGCAAGACGGGGACTGACCTCCATTGCCTCGCCGCCTTTGTCCGGCAATGCTCGGTCGCCGAAATGGTCGGATGGTTCTATGACCTCCACGAGAAGATCACCGCCGCCAACGCTGTCTGCTCTTACTATATAGAGGCGAATTTCCTGCAGCAGATCCTGCTCGACGAGTTCGTGCGCGAGGGCAACGAGCGCGGCTATCAGCTACCCATCTTCGGCGACAAGCGCAAGAAGCCCGACAAGTTTCAGCGTATCGAGGCTATTTCCCCGCTGTGGGAGCACGGCCACGTCTATTATAACGAACGTATGAAAAACGACCCGGATATGCGCGTAGGCATAGACCAGACCCTATCGTGTGAGCGCGGTATGACCGGCCATGATGACGGCCCGGACGCCGACGAGGGGGCAATTTTCATACTGCAGGGGCTGACCCGTCAGCAAACTTTCAAACCATCATACGGCAGACGTAAGTCGCCGAAATCCTCCTGGTAACAACAATAACCGTCCTTTTTGATATGAAATTCTTTCAGAACTTAAAGAATTATTTCCGTGCGGTCATCTTCGACTGCCGTCTTCGACATTGCCGCCGCGAGGCTGACCGCCGTCGCGCACTCTCCGGGCAGAAACAACTCGTTATCGTCCTCAACCGCCGTCCGATCGTCGTCAGTAAGCGACATATTAAGAAGCTTGTCCGCGAGGGTATGTACCGCCGTGGTGTAACCGCCGCCGACATCGAGGCAAAGGCTATCTACCGAACCATATAATATTTACCTCGCTATGTCTTTCCTTACAACTGACGATTACCGCGTGGTTACCTGCCCCGCTGACCTCGAAATCATCTGCCAGTCCTCCGAAGAGATCCGTCAGCAGGCCGAACGCACCGCTATGGAGGAAGTGGCCGGTTATGTCCGAACACGCTATGACATCGATGCGGCTTTTGCCAGCCCCGACATCGAGCGCAACCCGCTGCTTGTGCAGCTCACCGTCTGCATAGCCCTGTGGTGGCTTGGCCAATGGTTGCCCGGCATGATCGGCGGTGAGATGCGCCAGACTCTTTATGACAACGCCATATCCCGCCTCAAGGATATTCAGAAAGGCAATTTTACGCCCGATTTTCCCGAATATCCCGAGGGTGGCGATCCCGACAGCGGCCTCGGCGGCAATCCTATCCGTTACTCATCGATGAAGAAAAACGGGTGGGAATGGTAACCGCGAAAACCTTGTTTAATCAGCGTTTGAACGATGTTAAAACTTTCGGCAAGAATTGAAATTACAGGCGAAAAAAAGTGGGTATTCGAGAAAATAGCCGCTTGCGAGATCGTGCGCGACAGCGACGCGCTCACAACCACCTGCAAGCTCACTCTCCCCCGAAAGGTGAAATGGAAGGGAGAGGCTTCCAATCCTATCAAACGCGGCGACAAGATTTCCGTATGGCTCGGCTATGATGACAACCTGCAGCTCGCTTTCTCCGGCTATGTGCTCCGCAAGGGGTTCAAGGCTCCCATCGAGATTTTCTGCGAGGACGAGATGTTTATGCTCAAACAGACTCCCTGCGTCAAAAAGTCATATAAAAACGTCGATATTCAGACGCTGCTTAAAGAACAGAACCTGCCTTATGACATCAAGGTGCTCGGCGAGCAAAACATTGGTCAGTATCGTGCCAACTTTGAAACGGTCGCTGAGCTGCTTGCCCATCTAAAGGAAAACAATATCCGCACCTTCTTCCGTATCGAGGACAATAAGCCCGTGCTTTATTGCGGTGTCCTTTTCGACCACGGCAATGAGATGCGGCAGGTTTTTGCCACCGGGGTCAACATTATCTCTGACAGCAGCCTTGACGAGCAGAAGGCCGAGGACGTGAAGATTAAGCTGAAAGTGGTCAGTCTCCAGCCCGACAATAAAAAGAAGATAAAGGTCGAGGTGGGCGACGCCGACGGCGAAAAGCGAACACTGCACTGCTATGGCAAAACCGAGGCCGAGGCGAAAGCGTGGGGAGAGCAGGAACTGGAGCGGTTGAAACGCGATGGCTTGACCGGGTCGTTTCAGACTTTTGGCCATGTGCTGCTCGATGTGCTCGACGTCATCGGCATCAAGATCGACGGCGAGCGAAAGGGCAAATATCAAGTCGCTAAAAATACAATCACCTATGGAAGCTCCGGTTTCCGGCAAGATATAACCCTCGGCGCGAGGGATGCTGAATGAACATACAGAATGCCATAAAACAGCTTGCTCTCGCGGGCTCTGAAATGTATCTGACAGTCTGCACCGTGGACGCCGTTGACGAAAAGGCGCGGACTATCGACTGCACTCCAATCAACGAGGGAGCGCAGATTCTTGGCGTCAATCTGCAGGGCAACCAAGAGCAGGAGATTGGCGTGGTGTCGTTCCCCGCCGTTGGCTCCGACGTCGTGGTGGGATTCATCAATCCCGCCGTGGCTGTTGTGGTACTGACAACGGAACTGACAAAGACCGTCGTCACCATCGGCAACACGGAGGCCACCGTCGAGGATAATTCCGTTGTACTGAAAACGCAGAAGGGCGCCGTGACACTAACCGCCGACAATCTCAAAGTCGACATCGACGGAACGACGCTTGAACTGAAAAAAGGTTTATCAACTTGGAACGGCGGCACCGAGACGACCGCCAACGCCACTGAATTGCAAACGCAGCTCAACAAGTGCAAGGCGAGAATTGATCAGATTGTCACCGCTATCAAAACGGGGACTCCGACTCCGCAAGATGGCGGCGCGGGCTATCAGAAAACAATGACTGCGATGCTGACGGCCCCGGCCGAGGACTATTCCAATATCATCGACGATAAAATCAGACATTAAATGGCAAATAAACGATACCCCTCACAACTGAGAACCATAGAGTCTATCCGTCTGGCCGCCCGCGAAAACAATGCGGCCAAGGGCGGCGGTTCCATGCGTAAACGCAAGAGCCTCGTTATGATGCTCAACCAACAGACACGGTCTCTGACCAAGCAGGACGTGGCCCGCTGGCGCCGCGCCTGGGCTATAGCGCTCAACATTGACAATCCTAAGCGCGGCGCCCTTTATTCCATCTATACGGATACTCTTGTAGATCTGCACCTCACGGGCTGTTTTATTCAGCGTTATCACAAGACGCTGCTTAAAGCTTTTGTCATTGTCGACAAAAACGGGAAGGAGGATGATGAGGCTCTGAAAATATTCAAGAGCAAATGGTTTCATCATTTTTTGCTCCGTGCCCTTGAATCTATCGGATGGGGACACTCCCTCATCCAGTTGGGCGATGTCTTCACTGACGCCAACGGTGTGATGAAGTTTTCTGACGTCGAGCTTGTCCCGCGTGAACATGTCTGCCCTGAATATGGCGTTCTGCTCCGCGACAGATCGGACTCGCCGGATCAGGGAATACCTTATCGCGAGGGTGCGGTATCAGACTGGTGTGTGGAGGTCGGTGATTCCCACGACCTCGGTCTGTTACTTAAATGTGCTCCGCAGGCTATCGCTAAAAAGAACATGACAACCTATTGGGATGTGTTCGGAGAGATTTTCGGTATGCCTATGCGCGTCGGAACCACAACATCGCAGAACCCCGCCGACCGCAAGCAGATCGAGGTCATGCTTGAAGAAATGGGTGCTGCCGGATGGGCGCTCTTTCCCGAGGGAACTACAATCGAAATAAAGGAGTCGTCCCGCGGCGACGCCTACAATGTCTATGACCGCCGTATCGACCGCGCAAACTCCGAGATGTCCAAGGGCGTTCTCGGTCAGACCATGACTATTGACAACGGCGCCTCACATTCCCAGTCTGAAACCCACCTCGAGGTGTTCGAGAATATATGCGCCGCTGATGCCAGACTTATTGAGTATGTCGTGAACGACGACCTTATCCCCAAGATGATCCGTCTCGGGTTCCCCCTCGCAGGGCTTACTTTCAAGTGGGACGACGCAGCCTCTTATTCACCTGCCGAGCAGCGCGAGCTTGAACGTGTCATGTTGCAGTATTTTGATATAGAACCGCAATATTTCATTAATAAATACAAAATCCCTATCACCGGGGTCAAGCAGTCGGCAGGCTCTTTTTTCGAGTAGGGGGTGATGATTCTTCCGAGGAAGCGCCTAAGGCGGTTCCTGACAAAAAAGAAGATAGCCCCCTGAAACAGCAAAAGGCAAAAGCAGACCATTACCGCCTTTTCAATCGTGCTGTCAGTTCTCTGTATAAGTCTGACCTGCTTACTCTCTCGTCCGGGAGTGTCGGGCGTGTGGAGTTTGACCATAAGGTGTTTGACCGCGCCGTGCGCGAAGTTTTCGCCAAAGGTGGTTTCTCGCCTGATATGTTGGCCGACCCTGCCGTGACTCCGCTTATCGAGGAAACATACAAAGCCCTCAACAAGGCCATCGATACGGCCATCAAGACAGAAACGCCGCCGGAACTGACAGCCGCCTTACAGAATAATGCGTTTATATTCTCAGGCTTCAAGACACATCATTCACTCTCCGAGGTGGGACTTGCGCTGACAGATGCCGACGGCAAGGTCAAACCGTTCGAGGTATTCCGGCGCGACGTGGAGGCCATCGACAAAAAGTATAACACCAACTATCTTTATACCGAGTATAACCACGCTGTCCACACTTCGCAGATGGCCGTCAAATGGAATGACTTTATGGCCGATGGCGACCGTTACAATCTGCAATACCGCACTGCGGGCGATGAGCGCGTCCGATCCGAACATGCCGCGCTCGACAAAATCACGCTTCCCCCGTCCGACGAGTTCTGGAAGTCCTATCTGCCGCCCAACGGGTGGAATTGCCGCTGCACCGTCGTGCAAGTGCTCCGTGATGATTATCCGATGTCCGACCCCGCTGTTGCCAAGGCGGCGGGTGACGCCTGCACCGACGATCCGAAGGGCCGGATCTTCCGCTACAACGCCGGACTGGAAATGACCGTCTTTCCGAAGAAGCACCCCTATCTCCCCAAAGGCTGCGGCAACTGCGGGGGCGGTCTGACTCTCGCCTATGACCCCAAGCGCGAGAAGTGCCGAGTCTGCCGGGTGGTCAGTGAGCAAGCGCGAAAGGCCGAGGTAAAACGGCTGTACGACCGCCTCTCCAAAGATAGCAAATACAGAGGCGTGGAATATGATCCCGTCTCCGGCGGCCTCTCGGCTACCCATGTCGGCCACAATACAACCTCTAATAACTCTGAGGTGCTGCGGTGGGGTATGACAGGCGCGGACTTGGAGAATGAGGTGCAGAGACTTCTTTTCCAAAGCGGCCATATCGCGGTGCTGTGCGACGAGAGCAAGCGTAAGGCGAAACAGGCCCTCCCGGCGCTTGACATGCAGCTCGACGGCGTGATGATGGATATTCGGTCGGTAACGAAGAAAAAACAGCATTACGGCTCTCACCTCAAGGCCAAGAACAAACAGCTCGCCCGCTACAACGCCCGTTCAGATGTCAGACTCCCGGCTGATACCGTCTGCCTGTATTTCCACGACGGTTCGATGTATCACCCGAGCAAGATTTCCGTCGGTGTTCGTTGGCTCAAAAAGCAGACCTCTCACGTTTGTGTGCGCCATGTCGTCTGCGTGATCCGAAAGGATGACGACTCAATCGAAATCCGCCGACATGACATATAGGCATAAAAAAAGCCCGCAGCGCGGGCAAGTCGCCTCCTCACCGAAGTGACCCACAGAGGCGACCTATGGGATTGCAAAGCTAATAACTTTTTCTCTTATAACAAACTATAAACCCGATTTTTCAACACAATGAAAGAAAAAATTACGATTACCGCCGAGTTTTCCAAGACCGATGTCGCCGCTGCTCTTCTGTGCCTCGGCGAAGAACTCACCCCCGAAGTCTGGGAGCAGGTCAAGGCCGCTCCCTCAAAAATCGACCTCTCGAAGATTGGGGACAAGGCTGAGCGTATGCAGGTCAAGCTCGGCCTGATTTGCCTCCTTTTAGCTAACCTCGCCGACTGATATCCTTTTAATCTACAAGGTCGCTTTGCACCTATGCAATAAACAATGGCAAAGAACATTTACGACGACATTCTGCGCGACGCCCGCGTCAAACTTACGGAAATGTTCGACAACAATTTCCGTGAGCAGGGTTTCTTCGGCCAGAAGTGGGCCGCTACCAAGGTAAGCAAGAAGAATAAACGCGGGATGGGGTCTATCCTCATAGTTACGGGCGCAATGCGCCGCTCTATCCGTTCGATAGTGCGCGGAATGTCCGTCGTATTTTCATCTCATCTGCCCTACACGGCGCTCCACAACGAGGGGGGCAACTTCTCCGTAACTGTCAGGGCACATTCCCGAACCAACAAGAAAACCGGGAACACATTCACCGTCCGTTCCCATTCGCGCAAAATGACTATGCCGCAGCGTCAGTTCATCGGCGACCACGAAAAGGTGCAGCAGGCTCTCGGCGACATCGTTTATAAAAACCTCCAAAAGTTCTCGCAAAGACTTGCGGACAACTTCAACAGAAGATGAGACTAAGGCTTTTTGATGATATAGAGGCGCGTCTGTCGCGTGTCCGTCTCGTAGATAATAAAGTTATCTATCATCGACCACAACGCGACCCTGACGCAAAAATGCCCGGGATTCCGGCAATAAACCATGTCGGCCTCTGGAACGAAAACACAACGCGCCTCATGCAGTTGCGCCCGTTTGCTCCACCCGCTGTCTTTATAGAGTTCTATCCCGTCACCTGGGGCGAGCTTGGCCGTGACGCCGTGCACGGCGATATGGTCATCCGTCTGCATATCGTAACGGCGACTCTCGCCCAGACCGATACCCCCTACCGTGACGAGGCGCTGCAACGCTTCCGCCTGATCCGCGCCATCAAGGCGGCTTTCGTCGGTTTTGCCGGAAAGGCCGACGAATTCGGGCGCAGTTACTCGCGGTTCAAATATTATGGTTCCTCCACCGACCACAACCACGAGCAGATTTGCGAGGATCTTGAGGAATGGCAGACCCATTGCATAGATTGTTCCGCCACCATCGACGACGGATATATTCTCACGCCTGACGATGTAACTCTCGACATGGGAGGCTCTGACACCGGCGCCCGCGACCGGGATATGGCCTGAATAAAACGCCGCCCGCAGATCTTGTTGTCTGCGGGCGGTGTCACGTTTAATCGAAGAGTGACGGCCATTCGTCTTTGGACGGCTCGCGGTAGCCTTCCAGTCCGCGCCTCAGATAGCTGAGGAACGTGTGGTAACACATGGGATAAACCGGGAACACATAGTGCCTCCACACCTGCTTGTAGCACTTCGCAAGGTTGCCCTCTTCATAGTGCTGTCGGGTGATGTCGCAGACGTGTTGAATGCGCAGGAGTGTATTTTTGTGAGATTTATTCGCCATGTTAAGAATTTAACCACTATCTTTGCAACACGTTCCACGGTGTTGCTCGTCGTCTGGTCAAATCCTGCGGCGGGCTTCATTGCTTTCATGCGTTCCCGGCTTTTTCGTATGGCTCGACGGTAACAGAACCCACAATCTGTTTTCTCACTAATCCCGAGCCGCCGCAAACGGGGCATTTTACCTTGTGGCCGCCGTTGAAGCTATCGACTTCCACCTTGCCCTCGGCCCTGCAGTTGCGGCACACTTCTATAGTGACACGGGAGAACTCTCTGCGCTTTTTCATCGGATCATCCCTCGGTTTTCGGTTCTACATAAAATGTCTCTTTCTGAACCACCGAGATATGACAGGCCTCCATCACGAGCCGGCATTCGTCCAGTTCGCGCTCGGCGAGCAGTTTGTCCTTGGCCACTTCCTCGACGGTGCGGATGTAGCTTTTGCCTTTCAGTTTGAGCAGTTCGAGGATCCCGGCCCAGGTCATGCCTTTGCCGGGTTTAAGCTGCGGGTTGCCGATGCGGAAACCGAGGGTGCCGTGGGTCGTTTCCATACTCTTGCGCTTGCTGAAATGCTCGTCGCGGTTCTCGGTAGCGAACGCCTGCAGCCGCTCGAACGCCTCGTCTTTCTCGGTGTCGAGATCGGCGAGCTGCTGTGCGTACTTTTCGCGGATGGCTGAAAGCTTGCCGTCCATTTCGGCGGTGAGGGCGCGTTGCTTTGCATCGGCCACGGCGTAACTGTGCATCGCTTCTTCCATCTCGTCGCGGGTGATCCCGCTGATGATTGTTTTCTTTTTTCGTGCCATTGTTGAATTGGGATTAAAGGGTGTTTAAATATGGTTTATCTGTCGTTGGATAGCTTGACCGGGAAGACGTCGAGGATTGCGGTTTCAGAGAGTGAGATGATTTTCCAGTCGCTCATTGACTTGCGCAGCTCGGTCAAAAGCGTGCCGAATGCTGTCTGAAAATCTTCCTCACCGATGAGCAGGTAGGACTCTGCCGTTTTCTCTGAACCGCTTTTCTCGTCTATGGTGATACAGCCTACCTTGGCGAGATAGTATCTGCCCGAGTCCTGATCGCCGATGATCTCGGCGATTTTCTCTTTCTTTACGGCCTTGACCTCGAACTCGCCGCTGATATAGGGCGCCATCTCTTCGGTAATCCTTGCCTCGGCCTCGGTGAACGAAAGAGCGTCCACAAGATAGACCTCGGTTACTTTCTTCACTGCTCCGTTTTCCATGACCTTGCCATAGCGGAGTTTGGTTTCAATCCATTGTGCCATTGCTGTTGTTTTTATGGGTTAAAAATTAGTTTTATTCCTTTGGGGGTTACCGGGCGGAATGATATTCTCGCACGCGGTATGAAATATTTTTGTGGCTGCGGTGATGCTTTCGGCCTCCGGGTTCTCATTGCGGAGCCCCCTTATTACAACCTCTTTTATCTTTTCGGCGGCGTTCCTTAAATCCGAGGCCGTATAGACTGAGGCAAAACCGAACTTTGAGGTATACCACTCGGTGATGGCGCCTTTCTTAACTTTTGCTGTGACCTTGATATAGCCGACGCCCTGCTCCTCGACAAGATCTCTGTTTTTCTTCGTTGCCATAAATCATCTTATTAGTTCAAATTCATATACGAAAACATCGGGGTTTGAATCCCATGTACCTTTCCCCGATATTCGGTCAATAAGGACTGAGAATACTTCACGCGCTGTGGTTCCTCGTAATAGTTTTGTACGACCAAATTTATCTTCGTATGGCACTTGAAATTCCCAATGAGCGGCACTATTACCCCAATTGTTGTTGACACAAACCTCTTGCACACCCTCTTTGATACAATCCTCGTCGGATATATTCTGCAACCTCTCCACTCGTACTTTTGTAATGCGGATTTGATGAGGCATATACTCGGCCTTGGTAAACATTTTGCTGTTCCACGCTGCAGCGTTAACACAAAATGTGTATCCCGCGTCCCTATAACTTTGGGCGACTGCCAGAACTTCTCCTCTCCGAAATCGTGGCCGCTCGAAAATAAAGTGGTCGTTTTCGTTAGCATTAACAAGGTCAGAAAACGACCAATGCTGTTCTTTGCAAATGCGCCTTGTCTGAATTTTGATCCCGCGCAATACGGCTTGTGTCAATCCGTATTTGTCGTTAAACATAATTCTTTTCATACCCTTATCAGTTTAGCAGTAAATCATCTTTGCCGAACCGTACCTCGTAGGCTATCTGCCCGGCCACCTCGTTGACGGCCTTGGCATCCTTCTGACGTTTCAGAAACATATTGTAGATCGTGGTCAGTCGGTCGAGGGAAATTTGGTTAAAGTTTCCGACCTTGGCGCCCCGGCAGGCAACGCCTTTGATATAGTCCACACTCTCGTCTCCTTTCCCGATGAGCCGAAGCCACCCGCCGATGGCGGCGATCACACGTTTGCGCATTTTGTCGCGCTTCGCGTCCTCGGGGTGAAGTATGTCGTTGAGCCGATCGCAAAGCTCCGTAAGCTCCGCGTTGCTCAGATCCACGCTGCTCTCCACTCCGTAGCCTGAAAGCAGCGCAAGTTTATCGTCGGCCGTCATGTTCAGCCGGAAACACAGTGAATGAAATTTTTTCAGTAGCCATTTCTGACTCTGTCGGGTGATTGTTGCCATAATATCTCGTGTTATTGGTTATCTATTATCCGGGCGTAATACCTGGCCGCGCCCTCCGGCCATATTGTATAAGGCTCACCGCCACCTTCCGGAGTGGCGAAACGGGTTGTCGGAAACGCCATATAACCCTCGACGCGCAGTTTTACCTCGGAAAGCTTGCGGACATGGCGCGCCACTGCCGGATATGGCTTGCCTCCTTCTTCGTGCGCGATGAAGATGAACAGCTTGTTAGGAAACTCGTCGATCAGCGAGGCAAACGTGGCGCGGGTGAAGCCTACCAGAGCCGTGATGGAGTCGATCACAACCACCTGCGGGCTTTTCCGCTTGCGCAGCCGCTCCCGCAGCGCCGGGATCTGTTCCTTGTCTAAGATGATGACCTTGTTGCCGAGATCCCCCATGTTGGCGTCGTTCCATGAGTTCTGAAAGCTCAGCGAGTAGCCCTGTTCTATGGTGTCGTAGGCCACGCGGTCAACAAACCGCGACAGATAGGCAAGCAACTGGAGTGCGAAATGTGTCTTGCCGCTGCCGCTCTCCCCGAAGATGATCCATGCGCCCCGGAGCTCCGGCTTGCCTATGGTGGCAAGCCACTCCCCGGAGAAGTCAGCGACCGTGAATTTCGCGTCGCACATATTCTTGTTGCTTAATGCCCGTGCCATTATATCGCTGTTTAATCAGTGCTTAATCGTTTTCGCCCGATTTGAGCTTGAGGGCGCACACGAGGCGCTTTACGCGCCGCAGGTCGTTGTCAGAGTCCTCGATGATTCGTTCTATTTCCCGGCGGTCTTCGAGGCCGTTGGCCATACATACGGCCTTGATGTCGCCACGGTTCACTACGGGCATCGGTATGAATTTGCGTCCTATGCGCGAGTAGATCTCCTTGTAACCTTTGCGGTTGTTGTTTGCCCCGCGCTCGATGCGCTTCTTGAGATATTGCGTGGCGCAGAGCACGATCCCAACGGTGTCCTCCAGCTTGTTGTAGATCGTGATGAAGAAGTGAAGCACCTGATCGCTCAGTTTGTCGGCCTCGTCCATCACTATAAGAACCCCTTCGCGGCGCTTGAGCTGCCTTATGGCCTCGCGCACCATGTCGGCCACCGTCGTGCCGCCCGGTTCAACGCCGAGGTTCTGCAGCAGCTCACCGAGAAACTCCTTGCGGTTCCAGTATTCCGAACAGCTGAGCGCGATCACGCCCCGGTTCTGCTCGGCGTAGGTCTTTATCGCCTGACTTTTGCCGCAGCCCGCGTCGCCGACAACGGCCATCACGAGCGAGTGCCGCTGCGCGTCGGTCAGCACCTGCGTCATGCGGGTGTAGCCCTCGGTCGGTACCACCGACCATCGGCGCGGATCGTAACCGATCTGATTGGCTACCGTGCGCCACATATCGTCGGCGATCAGTTCCCACTTGCCGTTGAGCATCTGACTGACGGTGGCTGCGCTGACGCCGCGCAGTGATTTGGCCGCGGCGTTCTGGCTTTCCTTACTATCCACATACGCCCTCAGTTTGGCGGCTATGGCTTCTTTTTCTGTCTGTTTCATTTCCTTTATTAGTGTTTAGTATAAGTCTCTTGTCGATGCTGAAGCGCCCGCCCCGGCACTTTCCTCGTAGGCCGTCTCTTCCTCCGCGCTCGTATATTCGAGGCGGTATTGGCTTTTGCGGTCTTTGTTCTGTCCCCGGCTGTCGGTAAGCACCCCGGTAATGTAGGGGTTGTTGAGATCCGGGTGCTGCAGCAGACTTTCCTGTGCGATCTGACTCGCACGTGCGTCATGCTCTATGACCATACGTTTGAGCCCGTCGTTGAAGTCTTGGATACGCTGCAGTTCCTCGGCATCGCCCGGACGACGGTCGGCAAGCGCCATAGGCTGCACATATTTTTCTTCGAGCAGGAACTGCAGGTCGCCCTCGTCGCTGACGGCCAGAACCTCGTGCATATCGTCAGGATCGAACTTTATGTTCCACCGCAGGTGAGCGTATTTTCTGAATTCGAGATCGAAGCTGTCGTAGGTATGGCGCTCGCCCAGAAGACGCACGTTGAGTCCGCTGCCCTCCAATGCGTTCTTATACCCGGTCTCCTGTCCGAAGTTCAGCAGATAGCTTTCGGTCGACATCGGCAGCAAATATTCAGGTGGAATCTTGCTGTAGCCTGCAACGTATTCTTCACGTTTCAGGGCGCGTTCTGATTCGATTATCCATCGGATCTGCTGTCTGACGCTTTCCTCGTCAGGTATCTGACTTTTGTGGGCGTTCAGCCATTCGAGATTGGGCTGACTCTCCTTGCGCGAAGTGACGCCGTAGCCGCTCCAGTTGCCCGCGCATTTTTTTGCATATTTATGGTTGAGGCGTTTGAAATACGGCTCTATCACTTTGGCCTTGGCATTGCCGACCTGAGCCGGAGTTACATAATCCGCCACGCTTCCATAGGTAGGCAGCATGGACTTGATCTGGTAATTGTCGCTCTGTATCTGCACAGGGCGCAGCCGTTGACCGAACAGCTCCGCCGTATGGTTCACAGCGTTGCGAAGTGCTGCCTTGATCAGCGCGGGGCTTTCCTGTGGCCCTGTGGCGTAACCTATAGGATATTTATTGGTCGGGTCAAGCACTACGACCACTGTCATGCGTTTGTAATACTCTGTGCGCATACCGCGCTTGCCTTCAACGCGTTTCTTATAGTAGAGCTCCACTGTCCAGCCGTCGAGAGTCCAATACAGCATCGGAGCGGTCGGAGCGAACCTCTTGACCTGCATGGCGTATCTGTTGAGGTACGCTTTGGCCCCGTGTCTACCGGCATCCACGGCCCAACCGTATTTCTGAGCCCAGTTCCATACCGTGCGGCGATCAATGGGTTTCCATTCCATTGACCCGCAAGCCGTATTATAATAGTCTGCGACTTCTTGACAGTCGGGGTTGGTATGATACCCGAGGAATTTTGTGATGAAGGCGATCTGTTCCGGCGTCGCCACCTTCGCGGCATTCTTGTTGCGGAACTTGCCGCTGACCAGCGCCTCATAATGGGGCTCGCCCCCCTTGAAATACTCCTGATATTTGCGCTGCAATACCCTCGGACTCTCGGGTAGACTGTGTGGGTAGATTTCGGCCACGCGCGGAAGATGCTCCGCAATCGACGCCCAGAATTCGCTCATTTTTACCCGGCGGCTCTTGCCGACTTTTCTCTGCTCGGCAGCGGCTTCTGTCAGCATTTGGCGACAGGCATTCAGTATCGATGCCGAGTTGGTGTAGAGCATCCGCTTCTCGCTATTAAGCCCGCGCGCACCCTCGATAACCACACTTTCGTAGTATGCGGCAGCCCTCTGGTCTGTCATTATCGTGTCGATAAACGCCCGCGCCTTGGCCTGCGCCTCCGGGTCAACATTCCGACGCTTTACTTCCGCCCGGGCCTCCGATGGCAATCTTTCAACGGCATAGAGCGCCTGCCTCCCATTACATCCGCGACGAGCACGAAGATCCGGGTCCTTTTTACAATAATACATCAGGACATCATTTGTCATAATCCCGTCGGTCAGTTCCGCGTGGCTTATGCAGAGCGTATCGCCGTAAAACTCCATATTTTTAGTATTTTTGTAGCCGTTTAATCGATTTTTAATCGCTTTGCCTTAGCAAAGAATTCTTTAATCGCTATGCAGTACGTCAGATTTTATTGCGGCCTCCGCACTCCTCTTGATAGTGAAGCAGACGCCCTACGAGAGCTGTCAGATTTTCAGTCTGAAATATCAGAGCCTCTACAAATATTGGGTCGTAGACTTTCGTTCTCATTCCGTTGGCATGACCCAACCTGCGAGTCAACCGACGAAGGGTGGGTAGAAGTGACCGAACCATTCCCAGCGTCTGCCTATATGCAGCTTGATGTTGAGATGCAGTATTTTCGACTTGAGCACGCGCTGCTTCGGGTAAATCTGCTAAAGTCACTAATGGAGAATTTATGTTATAAACAAGGCATCTACCCATCATTTGAATACCATCTTGACGAAGATCCCGATTGACTTGATGGTTGCGCTTCCTTCCCATATTTTAGAGCGACCGCGCCACCTCCTGTATGGCCGATAATTCTTTAATCCTCGGGTTGTCCCATTCCCCTTTGACCTCGCCGTTCTTGTCGCGTAATACGGCAAGCCCGGTCGTCAGATTCGACTCCAAAGTTGCTCCGTTCTCAAAGGGCTGCACCATATAGCGGGTCATCTTCTTGTCGGCATCCTCGCGGTTGGTGAGGTAGATAGCCTCAAACTCTGGCGCGAGCACCATCTGAGGATTGCCGCGCTCGATCGCGTATTTGCGGATTTTCCTGTGCATCTGAGTGCTCGCCTTATATTTTAGAGCGGCATATACTGTTACCGTTGACACATTCACCGCCTTGGCGATGAACTTGACCTCATCTGGTGTGGCCGTTATAATTCTTTTACGTTCCATACTATTATAGTTTTTTGAGTTGGTTACTGATTGTTGCGATCTGCTCTTCGAGGACGCCTAAAGTGTGACAGGCAATCCCGTATTCCTTACTTGACGACAGCTCTTCTTCGGTGGTCAGCCCTTCCTCCATCGAGTCGGCAACGCCCGTAATATCGTCGTGAGCTTTCATCAGGATCTGCTCCATGAGCTGAAGTGCCTGCTTGATTTCGTCTTTGGTCATCATTCTGCATTCGGGGTTATGCGGTCAAGCAGGTTGAGCGCGAGGTGACGTATCTCTTTGTAGCTCTCAAAATCCCATTGGTTGGCGAGGTTGGCGGCAGCATTGGTGCTGTGGCGGTAAGGATCGCGGTGCATGATGTCGTCGGCAGCGTGTTCGGCGGCGTGACGCAGGTAAAATCTCATTCCCTCTATGTTGCATCCGTCATCATTGAGCAGTTGACTGATCTCGTTCAGAAACTCCAGTCTGCGGTTTCCTTTGTAGATTTTTTCGGGATCCCACATAAAATTCTCGTTGAAGTCCTCGGCAAGATTTTCCATGCTTCCCTTGATGATGCCTTTGGTGCGACGGGTCTGTCGCTCTACATAGCGGCTGAGATCTTCTCTCATTTCATTATCTGACAGGGTTGTGATCGTTGTCGTTGTCATATTTCCGTTTATTAGGTTTCTGTTCTGTCGCCGTTTTTTTGTAAATTTGGCGGCGGTTAATTTTTTAATACGCTGCAAATTTAGATATAATATCTATATAACCAAAATAATTATCTAATTATTTTTAGACGACGCTTAAATCTATTTATGACGCTGAGAGAAAGAATGTCAAATTTTATCAAGCTAAAAGGCCTGTCTAACAGTGGATTCGAGGCGCTTGTTGGGCTGAGTAATGGAGCTGTGTCCAAGATGGGCGACAATACACGGCGCTCAACGTTAGATAAAATATCTAAGCATTTCCCTGAGCTTAACATGGTGTGGGTTCAAACCGGGGAGGGGGACATGCTTAATGAAATGCATAGGCCGTCGCAAAACGCCGAACTATTAGGATTTGCAACCAGGGCAATGTCCGAGGCTACTGTTCCTGTGCGTTTTTTTGAGCCCGAACCATCTGCTACGTTCAGGGAATTTTGCGCAGGAGTTAACGAGTCTCCCGAGACCATCAATGTTTTGCCAGAGCTGTCTGATCATATTGATGACCTCAGCTGTGTATTTAAGGTTTCCGGCGACTCAATGGCACCCCAGATTCAAGACGGGGCAAAAGTATTATGCCGCGAAGTCCTTCCGTCCAAATGGCATTATATTCAAAATGGGGTAATTGCAATAGTCTATGACGACCGATTCGTCATAAAACGCGTCAAAAAAAATTATTTGGATGACGAGAGTTACATTCTTCTCTGCTCAGACAACCCTAATTATTCTCAAACAGAAAAGGCTTATCTTGGTCATATCCGTTGCATCTTTGAGGTAATACGTGTAATTTCCCAACAGGTTCATTAA